ACTTCTTGGGGTGGATTTCTTTGAGAAAAATGCAGAAGCTGAAACAATTTCGAAGTACTCATAAATAACACCTGTACCAGCACCAGTTTCTTCAAACTTCATTGCCGGTATCTGAATACTTAAAATACTACTAGGCGATGCCTGTACAGCAAAACCTTGCTGATAAGATGTTATGCCGCTAGACTCTTTATCATATCCAACTATGTCACTTATACCGCAGTTAAATATGTCAGCAAACGAAAAATTATTACAAGCGTCCGACGCTACAGCTACATAAGTACTAGAAGTGCCAAGTACAGCGTTAAAGTCTTCACTAGCTATCATTTGAGCTATCGTAGCATAATCTTCTTTTAAATTAAACAAGAACGTTAATTCTAAAGTCCCTTGTTGTGAAGGAGGTGTTACTGGTGGGTATGTAGCAAACTGGCTATGTTGTATAGTTATGGTAAACGAGAATAAAGAACCTTTCTTTAGTAAGCCACCGCTTACGGCAGGAGCCATATTTATTAATAATATAGTGTCGTTTATTATTGTTGATGGTATTCCAAATGTATACGTCCCATTACCCAATGCTGTTGTAAGCGTTTCTACTTGGTCGTAAGTAGACACTACGTCGCAGTCGTAATCTATCTGTATATTCCTTCCATTCTCATCAATTATGTCGTAACCGTCAGTGTAGTTACCATAGAACATCCTGTTCCCCATTATTGTCTGAGTTAACGCGAATCTTGGTACGTTATCATAAAGTCTCAATAATTCGCTCTCAGGTAAAGTTGTATATATTTTTCGATTACTAAATCCTAGTAACTTACTCTGATTGTCTGACCAACCATTATTACGCTTATTGTATTTGCCGATTACATTTATTACGTTAGAATCGGCTAACTTAAAGCATAATTCAACTTCTTGTACATTCTTGCTACCTGTATTAAATGTTATGGTAACGCCATTGTATTCATTCTTCATACCTGCATTCTGATAAGTACTTCCATCAAGTACAAATGTGCCAGGCGAAAATGCTGGTTCAGAAAACTGAGATAATGCACTATACTGATTATCTAGATACTTGTATCTATACGCAAAGCAAACGAACCTTTCTTCCATATAATTCTCTTCAGTTGGCAACTGAATCATTGATATACTTGGCGGTTCTAATGGTGGAGCTACAATAACGTTAATATCTTCGTTAGTTACACTAAGGTATGATCTGGTTACGTTTATGTATCTAGGAGGATTCCCTTCTTGAGTCCAAAATAACAAATCACCAATCTTGTTGATGTCATTTATTAACCTGTCTGTAGCAAAATTTAACACATCGTCGTCATCGACGATATGATACCTAACCACCGAAGTTACGGAATTGTAAGACAACACCATATCGACAGCAGGGTTAGTTAAAAACCAATAAATTGTATTGTTTGCGGTATCAGCAAATGAACCTATAGTCGTAGAGCCTGTCAGTACGGCTCCATTGTACATAACGGAAGTCTTTTTGGTGTTACCTAATGGATTCTCTAAGTGGTTATCATCATTCTCTTCTGATGATACGCGAATATTTAAGGCGTCTATATATGTGCCATCCTGAACAAGCCTCTCGTCTGTAGACTTATTCATTACACCCCTTATGAAATTTCTTTTTTCTTCAGCCATCTAGCTTCTTATTTTTCTAAGTAACTTGTAAGGATGCACTCCTATTCTTATTTTAGCATTTAGCCACAATGCTCTACGTTCATCTTTTGCTCGTTTTACAACATACTCTTGAACGCCAACCCTACTTGATAGTAGCTGGTATTTTATTTCAGCATAAATATAACTCTCAAAAAGTTTATTTACAGACACATCTACGTCGTTACCTCGCTCCATACCATCTGAAACATATTCTAATATGCATAACTCAGACGCTAATCCTGAACTGAAATTAATCACTCCCGATGCTCTGTCTATGCTGAAACTAGGAACCTTAGAACTTGAATCGTTCCTTAGATTGTAGTTCTTATCTATCCTGTACCCCCTTAAGCTTTGATTGTTGAAATCTTCTTCACTACCTTGGTTAATGTTGCTAGATAGCCTATCTAAATCAATTTGAGAGTCGTCTACAACTACGTAATTAGCATTAAAAGTCAAAGAACCATCCACTGCTTGAGTGTACGACTTAGCGTACAATGTATTGGTATTTATGTCTATTGGAACAAGAACGCCATCTCTATATAGAGATACTCTTACCCAATTAACATAATCAAATGGAAGTATAAATCTAAGCTCTTCGTCTATATTTAACTCAAGAACCTTTATTTCTTTCATCGCGTCGTAGTTAAGTTCTTGTATAGCTCTTTTAGCGTGAAATACTATCTGATATCTACTTACGTTATCGAGTAACTTATCAGGGCCGGCATACATCATCTCGAAGTTATTTACGATATCTCTTAAGCTAACATACTGGTAGCTACCCCAATTAGCATTAGCAGGAGCATTTCCTCCGTTATCGTAATATTGATAATCTGTTATATATGCCATTATTGTTGTCTTTCTTTTATTTCAGTTGCTTGACCAAATTGATAAACATCCGCCTCTCGTATTGAGATGCCTACGTATTGACATATCTTAGCCACTAACAAAGGTTCATCCGTTTCGGATATCTCAAAATCTTGATAATCAATCGCAGAAGGGTTGAATATGGGTTCTCCGCCAGATAGTGTCGTATACGTCCAATTTGGTGTCAACGGCTCTCTTATGTAGTGAACTGTTACTGCACCCGTAGGAGCAGGGTATATTATCGCCTGACCCTCGTTTGAGTAGTACACTGGAAACAGTGCACTTGCTTGACTTAAGTTAGAGTTAGACATTTTTATGTATTCGGAATAGCTAATCTTATCTATCTCTATACCTGCTGTAACCAAACTCATAATCCTGTAAGCATCTGCAGGATATTCGAAATCGCTACCCGAACCTATAAGTGTAGCTATAACTGAGAATGCGTCTATCTCTTCCTCGTAACTTTTCTGCAAGTCACCAAAGCCTGAGTTCATCCCTCTATCTTGACCAACGGTAAACAATCTCGCATTCTTCTTATTAACGAAAGAGTTTACGTCGCTGAAGTAGTCTTCAAATATATCTAACTGAGCAAGTTTCGCGTATAAGTTAAAATCAGATGGAGTTATATACCCTCTGTTATTCTTATTCGCTATTGCTTGTACAGATTGCCTAACTGAATCAATCATCTTTTGGCAAAGATAGCAATAAAAAAAAGCACCTAATAAATTAGATGCTTTTTAAGTTAAAGATTAAGAGAGTAGATTATTCTAAAAGTTTCTTAAGAATCTTCATAGGCTCAATTCCGTCAGCAGTTTTAAAGAACGCGAACAACGCTTCTTCTTTAGATTGACCAAATGGTATTGAGATTAATTTCTTCTTATTGTTGCTTAAATTCCAATGCAACTCAGTTCCATTGTTTTTAGTGAACATAAGGTTTTGTTCAAAGATTTTAGCCACTATTGACTTATCTTCCATTTCAGGGTCGTCCATAGCTTCAATCACCTCTTCAGGATAAGTTCTTGCGTGGATAAGTAAATCCCTCTTAAGTATCTTGAAAGGCATATTTCTAACGTCGCTTTCAAGTATGATTCTACCAAGGTCTTCCATCGCGTCAACACCTAATCCTAAGATAATATTTACTGCTTTTTGCTCTATTTCAAAATCAGCAATCTCCTTATCAGCGTCTCTTTCGTGGTCAAGTTCTTCGTAGATATTATTCATCCCTGGGTGTTTTGATAAAAACTCCTGAAGTACGGGATTCGTTCTAGGCACAACCAAGGCACCATCTTCAAACGTAATTGGAGTAAGCACAGCGTTGCCATCTTGCTCGTCCTCGTAAATAGACTTTTGATTAGAGGCGTATCTTAGTGCTCTATTAGATTCTCCATCGAAATATAGTAATGGAGCTGTTCTCTTGTTTCTTGATTGGAGCATATAGCTCAAAGGTTTTTTATCACCTTTTAGGACGTAGACTCTGTCCTTTAATTTTTCTTTTGACATTTTATTTATAATTTAATTAGATTTAATAAAAAGGGGCGGCGTTAACCACCCCTGTACAATTTTAATTCTCCTAGTTAGAGAATAAGAAGAAGTTGTTTGCACCTAAAGTACATAAACATCTCTCTGACAAGAAGTGAACTTCCATAGCGTCAAGAGAGCTTGTTCTAGCTCCTCCAGCAGAACCTGTAATCCAAGTCTTATACTTACGATTCTCAGTAGCAGAAGCTCTGTATCGAACGTGCAAGAATGGACGTTTAGCGTTTTTACCAAGAACTTGGTCATAAACAGTAGTAGAACCTGCAGGTACTAAAGTACCGCTAATTTTACCACCTACTAAGCCACCTCTCATAGTAACGTCGTTTAAGTATTTCCAATCAGTTTTGTAGAAATCGTAACCTCTACGGAATCCTGTAAATCCTAAGTTCAATGCCATATCTTTGTCATTGTCAAAAAGACCATAAGAAGTACCATTTGCACCATAAGAGTTTTGAGAAGCTAACATATCATCAATATCAAATCCAAACTCTCTGTTTAAGAAAATAACATTTTCTTCAATAGCTCCTTGTTTGTCTAATCTACTAATGATAGAATCAAAATCTGCTAGGGTAGTTGGGTTACCACCGTCCCAGATATTTCCTCTGTTTGCAACAGCATAAAAGATACCGTCTGACCCAGCACCTGGGTTAACAGCACCACCTGCGCTACCTAAAATAGCAGCAGCACCTGAGTTTTGCTCAGCTGGTACAGCTTCAATCATAGCTGTTTCTAAATAGTCATCGAATCTTAATCTTGTTTCGTGCTCAGACTTTAAATACCAAAGGTAACCAGTAGCACCGTCTTCAGTAGTTACTTCTACCCATCCGATTTGTGCCATATCAGAACCAGATACGTTGTAAGTATCTTTAATGATGATTGGCTTGTTGTCGAAAATGAAGTCGTTAGATTCTAATGAACCTACCATACCTGCTGTTCCTTTTTTAAATTCTGAACCGTAAATAAATACTGTAACGTCTGCATTACCAACACCAGTACCTGCAGTTACTAAACCACCTGCTTCGTAAAAGTCAGCTGTGAACTGTCCTCTACCACCACCGGCATTGTTAACTGCACTTACAACCGCTTTATTAACTCCCGAACCATCGTTT